TACTGTAGGTAAAGTCATAATTGATAACGCTCTAGACGGTGCTAAGATTACTGATGCTCAATATCTAGCGTACAAAGCTTCTTTAGATAAGGTTCTTGCTCACGACTACGCCACGGCTTCAGACGCTAAACAGTTGTTCACACAAGAACATACAGCAGCTATGAATCAGCTAACACTTGCAGTAGACCTACTAACGTCTGCTACCTCTGTTCTAGCAACTGCTACAGCAGTATCAGCTATTGCTGCAGAGGCAGACACCAAGCCAGAGCAAGTTGCTTTGCAGGGCATGTTATCCACAGACGAATACTCCATTCAAGCTTCAGAAGTAGCTACATACAACAACTCTGTAGAACAAGTAGAAAAGTACGCACAAAAAGCGGGTGCGTTTATGGCTGCAGCTAACAACACAGAACTAACAGCAAGCATTGATACGTATACTGCACAGAACAACTTGGTTGCAGGTAACTACACAGCTATCACATATACACAAGCAGCAGATGAGTTTGTAATCACGTGGGCTGATGCAGGTACAGGTTGGTCTGGTTATCTAACAGGTGACATGAAGAATGCAGATGACATTTATGGTGCTAACTCTTACATGCAACAAAATGGCACTCCAATAGCAGGAATGTAACTTGGAAAACGCTGAACTAAAAGTAGGTGGATTCACCTTTAAGGGTTGGTACGTAGCTGCCGCCTTGCCTCTGCTAGGTTCTCTTAGCGGGGGTATCTACTATTCATACGACACGCTACAGCGTTTCTATGCAGTAGAGGGTGGTATTGCTGTAGTAGTAGAGGAATCACAAAGCTTTAACGCTAAGGCTGGTGCACTAGGTTCTCGTATTCAAACATTAGAACAGGCTGTCTCAGACAATGATGTTAGAGGTTTAAACGCTAAACTCGCAGAGATTAGTACACAAATGCAGACTATCCTGCAGCAACAGAAGACTTTGCTTGACTTAAGAAGCCAAGTAGAGAAGAGTACGACTATTACAGACAGCATTGGCGACAAGATAGATGAGTATCAAACAGAGATTGATGACATCTGGAAAGCCTATGACTCTTTAGTAGACAACCCATTGTAAGGAAATCAGATGGCACGTAACTTAACAGAAAACCAGCAACGGTTCATTGAGGTTCTCTTTGATGAGGCTGGCGGTGATGTAGTTGCAGCTAAGAAACTGGCAGGATATAGTGAAAATACTCCAACACGTCTTATCGTTGAGTCGCTTAAAGATGAGATTGGCGAAGCTACTCGGACGTACTTTGCTCGGACTGCCCCCAAAGCTGCGATGGCTATGGTGCAAGCTCTGTATGATCCTACGGAACTTGGAATCAAAGACAAGATGGCTGCCGCAAAAGATTTGCTCGACCGTGCAGGCATGGGTAAAGTAGATAAGGTGGATGTTTCATCATCTGGTGGCGGTATATTCTATCTACCACCTAAGGATGGACAGAACGAATAACTGTGGCACAATACGACTACAAAAGAGACCTAGGCTTCTGGGAGTTACCCAAGCCCAAGAAAGGCGAACAGAAAGAGTACCACCCTATTGTACGTGTTACAGCAAGGGTGGTTCCGTTTGGTTACTACGTAGACCCAGACAACTCTCAACTGTTCCTACCCATCCCTGAAGAGCTAGATGCTTTAGCGCTTGCAAAGAAGCACCTCAAGCAATACAGTTACAGAGAAGTGGCAAACTGGCTGACAACACAGACAGGCCGTAGTATCTCTCATATGGGTTTAAGAAAGCGAATACAAATTGAGCAACGACGTAAAAAAGCATCTGCAATTAAGCGCCAGCTTGCCCAAAGGCTCGAAAAAACGCTTAAAGAAATCGAAAGACTCGAAAAGCACAACACAGGTTACTACACCCTCCGAGACGAAGAGGACAGTGCCAGCGGAAGTTAAAGCTGCGCCATATGATGTAGAAGCTGCACAGGACATTGTGTTTAAGCCTAATCCTGGCCCACAGTCTGACTTCCTATCTGCATCAGAGCGTGAAGTACTTTATGGTGGAGCAGCAGGTGGAGGTAAATCGTATGCCATGCTGGCTGATCCTCTACACGGCTTAAACGATGCAAACTTCAGTGGTCTACTTGTACGACATACTACTGAAGAACTACGTGAACTAATTCAGAAGAGTCAGGAGTTATACCCTCGTGCAATTCCCGGTATCAAGTGGTCTGAGCGTAAGTCTCAGTGGACTTCTCCTCAAGGTGGACGACTGTGGATGTCTTATCTTGACAAAGATACTGATGTTACCCGTTACCAAGGCCAAGCGTTTAACTGGATTGGCTTCGATGAACTTACTCAATGGTCTAGCCCTTACGCTTGGGATTATATGAGATCACGTCTTCGTAGTGCACACTCCAAGACACTTGGTTTGTACATGCGAGGAACGACTAACCCTGGTGGTGCAGGTCACTCTTGGGTTAAGAAGATGTTTATTGACCCTGCACCGTCTAACACATCTTACTGGGCTACAAGTGTAGAAACTGGTGAGACTATTAGATACCCTAAGGGTCACAGTAAAGAGGGTCAGCCTCTATTTAAGCGTAGGTTTATTCCTGCTAGTTTGTTTGACAACCCATACCTCTCTGAGGGGGGTGACTATGAGGCGATGCTACTATCACTACCAGAGCATCAGCGTAAGCAGCTTCTAGAGGGTAACTGGGACATTAACGAAGGGGCAGCGTTCCCTGAGTTTAACCGCAAGATACACGTAGTAGAAGACTTCCAAGTCCCTGCTAGTTGGGCGAAGTTTAGAGCGTGTGACTATGGCTACGGAAGCTACACTGGCGTTCTGTGGTTTGCTGTATCACCAGAAGAGCAACTGGTTGTATATCGTGAGATGTACTGCTCTAAGGTTACAGCTACCGACTTAGCTGATATGATACTTGACGCTGAGCGAGATGACGGTACTATACGCTACGGAGTACTTGACTCCTCACTATGGCACAACCGAGGGGATTCTGGTCCTAGCCTAGCTGAGCAGATGAACATGAAGGGTTGCCGCTGGCGTCCATCAGACCGTTCACGAGGTTCACGCATCTCAGGTAAGAACGAAATACACAGACGCCTACAGGTAGATGAGTTTACGGAAAAGCCTAGACTTGTTTTCATGCAGTCCTGTACCAACACACTGTCACAGATACCAGTTATTCCACTTGATAAGCGTAATCCAGAGGATGTCGATACTAACTCAGAGGATCACCTCTACGACGCTCTACGCTACGGTATTATGACTAGACCACGTAGCTCTCTTTGGGATTACGATCCTGCAAAACAACGAAGCGGCTTTCAGGCTTCAGACAAAAACTTCGGTTATTGAGGAACTAAAACATGGCAGACATAGAAGACCTAGCATTCGAGACGGATGATGTAACAGCGGCTGAGAGTGGTGAAGATAAGCTCTTTAGCTCTAAGTCCAGTGTTGTGTCTTTTGTCATTGATCGTTTCAAGCGCTCAGAGGACTCTCGCCGTGCAGATGAAGATCGCTGGCTACGTGCTTATCGCAACTACCGTGGTTTGTATGGTCCTGACGTTCAGTTCACAGACACAGAAAAGTCACAGGTGTTCGTTAAGGTAACAAAGACTAAGACACTGGCTGCATATGGTCAGATTGTTGACGTTCTGTTTGGTAACAACAAGTTCCCACTTACAGTAGACCCTTCCGTTCTGCCAGACGGTGTAGCTGAGTCTGTACACATTAACATAGACCCTAACGCTGCTGCTGCAGGTGATGCTCTTAAGAGTGTTACACAAGATGGCCCAGCGCAACCGTATTTGTTTGGTGTAGACTCTAAGCTAAAACCTGGTGAGACTATTGCTGACCTTAAGAACCGTCTTGGTCCACTCAAGGATAAGCTAGAGAGCGTATCAGATAAGGTCGTAGAGGGTGCTGGCACTGCTGGTACTACTGTTACGTTCCACCCTGCTATGGTTGCAGCTAAGAAGATGGAAAAGAAGATTCATGACCAGCTAAATGAGTCTGGCGCTTCTATTCACCTACGCTCTATGGCATTCGAAATGGCTTTGCTTGGCACGGGTGTCATGAAGGGTCCATTCGCTGTAGATAAAGAATACCCTAACTGGGATGAGACAGGTGAGTACGACCCTATCGTCAAGACTGTTCCTGAGACTAGTCACGTTTCCTTGTGGAACTTCTACCCTGATCCAGAAGCAGCTTCTATGGAAGACGCTGAGTACACTATTGAGCGTCACAAGATGTCACGTACACAATTACGTGCGCTTAAGAACCGCCCTTACTTTATGAAGGATGCACTACAAAAAGCTGTAGACATGGGTACTGACTATGTGCAGAAGCACTGGGAAATGGCTATGCAGGACGATGATGTCCAGCCTGACTCTGAGCGCTGGGAAGTCCTAGAGTTCTGGGGCTTTGTTGATGTAACTCACCTAGAAGAACATGGCGTTAAGATTCCACGTGAATACAAAGACATGGATGAACTAAACTGTAACATCTGGGTATGTAATGGTGAAGTAATCCGCTTTGTACTCAACCCATTCAAGCCTACACGTATTCCTTACTACGCTACTCCTTTCGAGCATAACCCTTATAGCTTCTTTGGTATCGGCATTGCTGAGAACATGGATGACACGCAGACGCTGATGAACGGCTTTATGCGTATGGCTATTGACAACGCAGCACTTTCTGGTAATCTTATCATTGAAGTAGATGAGACTAACTTGGTTCCAGGCCAAGACTTGTCAGTACACCCAGGAAAAGTCTTTCGCCGTTCTGGTGGTGCACCTGGTCAGAGCATCTTCGGCACTAAGTTCCCGAATGTAGCACAAGAAAACATGCAACTCTTTGATAAGGCACGAGTATTAGCAGATGAGTCTACTGGATTCCCTTCTTTCGCTCATGGTCAAACTGGCGTATCTGGCGTGGGTCGGACAGCTTCTGGCATTAGTATGCTTATGGGTGCTGCTAACGGTTCTATTCGTACTGTGGTTAAGAACGTAGATGATTACCTGATTCGCCCTATGGGTCGTGCCTTCTTCTCGTTCAACATGCAGTTTGACTTTGACCAAGACATTCGTGGTGATCTAGAAGTACGTGCTTCTGGTACAGAGAGCCTTATGGCTAACGAAGTACGGTCACAGCGTTTGATGCAGTTCCTACAAACAGCGCAGAACCCTGTACTGGCTCCCTTCGCTAAGATGGACTACATTATCCGTGAGATTGCTAAGTCTATGGACCTCGACCCTGATAAGGTCACTAACTCCATGCAAGACGCAGCTATTCAGGCTGAGATCCTTAAGGGCTTCCAAGCGCCTGCACAGGCTCCTCAAGGCCCACAGGGTGTACCCACACCTGAAGGCGCTCAACAAGCCCCACAGTCGCCTCAGGGCGGCGTACAGGACACTTCTGGTGGCGGCGGTGGACAGATGGGCATAGGAACGGCTCCAACGCCAGGTGAACAAGGATT